GAGACAGCATAACCGCGCTGAGCATAGAATAATGGCAATAACTGACGCAAAAAAAGTAGACTACCTTTGGAAGAAGATCGGTTATGGTGCGACCAAGACGGACACCAACGCCAACAAACTGGCTCCCAACGAGGCCATCGCTTCTCCACTACTGCTGAGGGGTGACCGGACCTGGAACCAAGCAAGTGACATTCCGTCAGTCCTGCCTGGATCAAGCACAGGTGTTGTCACAGTGTATCCCACATCCAACCCCAACGAGACCACAGCGGATGCGACGGCGACCGCCAATAGGACATGGAAGACCGGACTAACAGACTGGATACCACCAGAGTTCGGATCAACATACCAGGTCAAGGTCTACATACACACCTCGGGTGACGCCGCGGGTGCCACTGGCGGAGACCAAGTTTTCGCAACAGGTTCAGGCAACAACGACGAGTGGTTCTTCGACTACCAGTCAGGCGTGCTACACTTCATAGGGGCAAACCTGCCCAACGGTGTGGACTTCACGGGCAAGAGTGTTTACATAGCAGGTGGCAGGTACACCGGCACAATAGGACTACAGAACAACGTGGCCAACACCGGAGATTTCACTTTTTCAGGCAACACCATAAGCACCAGTTCATCAAACGCCGACTTCGAGATGGAGGCCTCGGGCACTGGACAGTACGTGTTTACATCCAACACAGGTGTTGTGTTGCCAACAGGAACAACAGCAGAAAGACCGACGGCACAGGAAGGTATCATAAGGTTCAACACCGAGACGGGTCAATATGAAGTTTCACAGGACGGATCCACTTACACCAACCTGCGTACTGAGGCCGACGCGGCTGACGTCAGCAAGGACATATTCTCCGGCGATGGATCAACACAGAGCTTCACGATGAGTATCACTCCATCTGACGAGAACACCATAGTGGTGTACGTGGACGGTGTGATGCAAGAGCCCGACCAGAACTACACAATCACAGGCACCACGATCGACTTTGGAGAGGCCGCACACGCGGGTGCCCGTATTGTTGTGATGCACGGATTCGCTGATTAATCTATAGACACACCGGTAGGTGTGTAAACAATATCGAAAGTTTGTAATTGACTTGTAACAGTATTCAGTACTGACAGTTCTGGTTGTATCTCCCACTCGAACTCTGGTTGCCTTATTATGAAATCATAGCAATCCTGCCCAGACTCGAACCATAATCTCACTCCTGACATCATGTAGGTGCCGTCCACCTGGAAGTGTCGCCTGCAAACCAACTTAAGGACGTTGTCTATCTTCGTTCTGAACTTATTCATCTGGTCCACTAGATCCGGTCTTTCCTTCAATATCTCCACGCTTCGATTACGGCACATTGCCGGCCACATCAGTCTAAGGCTGAATTTGTATACTACCGCTTTATTTTGCACGATCAATGAACTCCTGTAATTTTATGTATGAGTCACAGAATCCGTTTTCTAGGTCATCGAGTTGGTGCGTCCTGGGTGGGTTGCAGATGTACATGAACTTGGTATGCGGATTGGCCAGCGCGATGGATTTCAAACGGGTGAGCTCTATCGGATTAGATATGTCATACCCTAAAAGGAAAACCATGGTCTGCCTCAGGTACACAGCCAACATCAGTGCGAGCGTCTGTGGACTGCATTTCTCGGGGTCTATGTCATAGCTCTTGAGTCCAGGAAAATCTGGCATGCAGGTGATTCCATCGAAGAACACGTACTTCTTGAACAACTGCTCAGGAACCAGCAGTTCAGCACCGCGGAAACTGGCGGAATTCAGCATGTCCTGTAGGTTGGTCTCGGTGTTGACGGTTGCGTAGTCAAAAATTATACTTTTATTTGAATTTGCAGACGCTATCACAGGACCTAGGTGCTTGGTCTGTTCCAAGTCGAACCGTACGGGTAGGTTCCCAACCACTGTAATATATGTGCTTTTCATAGTCTAGCGGTATTTAACACCTGCATAAACACTATATTAACATAAATACGTACAGTTTTGCAAGACAACAATTATCGATAAGGGGATAAAAAACAATGGCAATAGGACGAATAACAGGACAGATGCTGTCAGCGAACCTGGCTAGATCAGGCACTGACCTTACTTTTGAGACAAATTTATTAGCCTTGGACGTGACCAACAGCAGGATCGGTATTGGGACTGCCTCACCGGCGACCTCACTACACGTTTCTGCCACAGACGCTCTAAGACTTCCATCAGGTAACGATGCACAGAGACCGGGCTCACCGGCCAACGGTGACATCAGGTACAACTCAGATCAGACAACGATTGAGGGCTACGCCAACGGCGCTTGGGCCAACCTAGCATCAGGTACACAACTTAAAGATGCGGACGAGGACACTTCAGTCAACGTTGAACCATCATCAGACGCGGATGAGATCCACCTACAAACTGCAGGTAACCAGACCGCGATATTCAGGACTGCTTCAACACAGTTGGGTGTCACACAGATATCAAACACAGCATCAACAATCACTGGTCTAGTAACGAACGGTGACATCACTTTAACTCCAAACGGAACGGGTGACGTTGCGATTCCAAAGATCAACGTAGCGGCAGGTGAGATCGACGGCACGGTAATTGGTGCCAACTCAGCGGCGGCTGGATCATTCACTACACTGTCAGTATCAAGTAACGCTACAATCACAGGTAACTTGACTGTAAACGGTACGACGACAACCATTGATTCAGAAACATTAACTATTGAAGATCCGCTTTTAACATTGGCGAAGAACAACTCAGGTGGAGCGGCCAACACGTTTGACCAAGGTCTATTCTTCAACAGAGGATCTGATGACAACGTGTCATTCTTATGGGATGAATCAGCAGACCAATTCGCGTTTGCGGTTACTTCAGGTGAGGATGGAACAACAGCAGGTTCAGTTACAATAGACAGTTACGCGCCATTGAAGGCCGGCGTGGCAACGTTCACTGACACAGAAACTGCTACAGTATCAGCGGCAGACGGCACATTGTCTATGTCATTGGCCAACTCAACTGGTAACATCACAACCACTGCAGACATCATCACTTCAGACCTACAAACAGGTACGGTCAAAGCGAATGACGGAACAGCGGCGATCACAATTGCTGACTCAACTGGTGCTGTGGCAATCACAACAGCGGTTGACGTAAACGGTGGAGCATTCACTTTCAACGAAGCAGGTGCGGCACTTGACTTCAGAGTAGAAGGTGATACTGCTACACACTTGATCTTTGCAGATGGTTCTGAGGACCACGTGGGTATCAAGACAAGTGCTCCAGCATATGATCTTGACGCAGGTTCGTCAACCGACGCAGTGAGATTACCGCAAGGTAACACGGCGGCGAGACCAACAGCGGCAACTGGTATAATCAGGTTCAACACTGAGACTGGAAAATACGAAGGTTGTGCGGATGGATCCACATTCATCGAGTTTGCTACGGCGGGTGATGCACCGACTTTCACCAAGGAATCAACAACAGGTGACGGATCAACTACCACGTTCACTGGTTTCTTCAGCTCTGCTCCAGAATCAGCGAACAACGTTTTCGTTTACATCGACAACGTTTACCAAGAACCAACTGAGAACTACAGTGTGTCTGGTACCAACATAACATTTACTTCTGCCCCTCACTCGGGCGCGAGGATATTTGCTATCACGGGTGCTGACAACACAGCGTTGGTCACTGGTGGTGTTGCTAGAACACAGACAAGTTCTGTGAACTTCACATCAAGTGCCACAACAATCATGAGCTTCAACGCCGCGACTTACAGATCTGCGGAATTGTTCATTCAGATGCAGGACTCTGGTAACTCAGAGTACAGTGCTATGAAGGCTGTTGTGACGCACGATGGTTCAACTGCGTACATATCAGTGTTCGGTATCACTAACACAGGTGCAACAGACCTAGGTACAGTGACAGCGACGCATGATGGTTCAAACACAGTGAACGTACAAGCGGTGAGCACAGGTGGCACTACAGAGGCAGTGGTACAGTACTCACTTGTAGCGGCTTAATAGGCAAAACTAAGACCCTAACGATAATTCTAAACGCCCTAATGGTAAATACTACTGTTAGGGCGTTTTTTTACGACCTTGCGTTAAATCAATAAAAATCATGCGGGAGATATGGAACCATGACAACAAGAAACTTTAGAGTAAACAACGGTCTTTCAGTTGGTGATATCACGATATCAGCAAGTGCGAACACCATCACAGGTTTGGCCACAGCGGCACCAAGTGCTGACGGAGATGTGGCAAACAAGAAATACGTAGACGATTCAATCTCGGGTATTTCAACAACAAGTATAACAACAGACAGTAATGCCACAAACGTCACAGTGTCTGGATCAGGAGCATCAGGACAGATCTCGATCACTGCCAACAGCAACGAGGAACTGCTTATAAACGACGACGGTGTGATCGTGAGGGGTAACCTCACAGTAGAGGGAACAGAGACCATCGTGTCGACACAGAACTTGTCGATCGAGGACGCCATAATCGGACTGAACTCCAACGTGTCTGACAAGAACAACATGCCAAGGTTCTCGGGCCTACACCTACACAGGGGTACGGGATCAGCGGCCTTGGACCAGGACCTTTACTGGGTATGGGACGACGCTTTCGCGGATGACGGAACAAGTATCCACGGTAACGCGGGTGGTGCCTTCACAGCAATGAGATCAACACACGCAGATGGATCTGAGACTCCGAACACGGACTTCGATCTAGTGGACATCAGGGCAAACGTGGTACACGCATTATCAACATCGGCACAATACGCGGACGTTGCCGAGCGTTTCGAAGCAGACGCTCCAATGACAGCAGGTGCAGTTGTGGAAGTGGGTGGTACAGCAGAGATCACAGAAACAACTTCAGACTTATCTGAGAACGTGTTCGGTGTTATCTCCAACATGCCGGCATACGCCATGAACGCGGCGGCAGGTAACAACGAATCACACCCATTCGTGGCAATGACAGGTAGAACACCAGTTAGAGTTACAGGTGCTGTGACAAAAGGTCAAAGACTAGTTACTTCAAGCGTTAAAGGTTGTGCTAGAGCAGTGGCGTCAGGTGAGTCAATCTCTCCTTTCCACGTTATTGGTAGAGCATTAGAATCTAACACAGACACAGGTATCAAATTGGTAAACTGTGCGGTGAGAACTAACAACTAATAAATATCTTCACTTTTTAGTAGAATGAAAAGGCGGTCTTCGGATCGCCTTTTTTTTTGCACCATAAATATTGGTGTATTATGCCTCACAGTAAAAAAGCCGGGAAACCAATCATTGTAGAATGGGTAAACCAACTTAGAGCAGAAGGAAAATTAATACATCGCTCAGCAATGGACATAGGTCCGGGAGAAGGTCCGTACTTGAATTGGCTGAAACACAAATACCAAGGTGGTGGTGATAAATTTGAAACACTGAAACAGAATTGGCTCATCAATGCAGGACCACTGGCAGATAGTAAATGGACCGGCATCGAGATTTGGGCACCCTACATTGAAAAATTCGATTTGAAATCAAAGTATGATGTCGTCATCAATGAAGACATCCGTAAAGTAGACTACGACAAAATTGGTCCTTTCGACGTGTCTATAGCAGGAGATGTGCTGGAACACATGAGCAAGGAAGACGCTGTGAAAGTGGTTGAAAATGTTTTAAAAATTTCAACATATCTATTCATTAGTATTCCAATAATACACTATCCCCAGGCAGAAGCACACGGAAATCCTTACGAGGCACATGTTAAAGATGACTGGAGTCATGATGAGATGTTAGAAACTTTCCCACAAATTGTGAAACACAACAAAGGCAGGCGTGTCGGTGTTTACATGCTAACGAAAAACCGGAACAGTGACTAAGAAACTTTTGATTCCAGGTTGCAGTTACGGCGTCGTGTATTCACAAATCGAATCCGAGTTGAAACAACTGTTTGGAGTTGATGAAATATTCAACATTTCGAATCAGGGAGGCTCGCCGGATCGCCAAATCAGATCAACAATCGAGTGGATAGCTCAGAACGGCAAACCAGACATGGTCATCATGCCGGTCAGTTACGCCTATAGATTTGATCTTCCTATTGCAGAAAAAATGGATCCTATACACAACAAACACTACAGGTGCGTGTGGCACATGGACCTCGACAAGAATTACGGAACACGGAAACCCATCGATCCTAAAATGGATCGTGATATACTACAGACTTATCTTAAGACGGGTGCAGTAGTTCATGAGAATGAATATCCTGCACACGATAATTTGTTCACCAAATTGCTAACATTCCAGGCCTATCTTGAACACAATGAAATACGTCATTTGATCTTTGATACTGGCAATTATTATTCTAACTCATTAAAGGAACACCAACCAGGCATGCAAAAGAAGGTCCTAGTTGAAAACTGCAAAGGCATTTACAAGTTTTTCACATTCTGCTCCAATGTGTGGATGTATGAACAATTAACTGATCAGGAAAAAATTGACTACGTGCCTTGGTATAAGCCACAAAAGAACATACCTATAGGCAAGATAATCCCCCTCACAGAAGCCGCTATCATACATCACAACAAGCATCAGGTATTAAAATTACTAAGACATCTCAAAGATCAGGGCGCCGTACACGGTGGCCCGTAATAAATACTAGCACTGCTGTCGGCCGGCAACGATAACGAGGCCGTGTGTGTCATTTGACACACTAACATTATTATAAAAGGAGTACTGAAGTATGGCCATAGGTCGTATATCAGGGTCGGTACTGAAGTCAAACCTAACCAGGAATGGTGTCGACCTTGCGTTTGAAACAAACCTACTGTATCTCGACGTCACCAACAGTCGCGTGGGAATAGGTACTTCGGAACCCACAACAACACTACACGTAAACGGAACCACGAACACTACCGCCTTGCAGATAGGCGGCACTGCCGTCACGGCTTCTGCCACAGAACTAAACCTATTGGATGGTATTACAACAATAGACACTGATCTTTCCAGCGTGTCTGCATCTGATGATACCCTGGCTAGTGCCAAGGCTGTAAAAGCCTATGTTGATCAAATTTCAACTTCAGCCATATCGGAGGGCGATTCCAACGTAACTGTCACTGACTCAGGCACGGGCGCGATAACCATAGCGGCGGACGGTGGTACCATAATCACCATGAACGCCACAACGGCATTAGACGCATCTGGCGTGACCAATGCAATTAGATTACCCAACGGTACAACCGCACAGAGACCCAGTGGGTCAGTGGGTGAGATAAGATACAACAGTTCAACAGACACCATAGAGGGCTACACCACGGCGGGTGGATGGGCACAGTTAGGTGCCACGACTGCCACGGCAGAGAACACGGACGACACCACGACGGGCGACGCTACTGCGATCAGCACTTCACAGGGGGTCATAGACCAGTTCGTGACCAGCAGTTTCGATTCCGCTTGGTACCTGACGGTGACCAGGGACGAGATCAACGACGAGGTGTCCACAGCCAAACACAGCCTGGTTCACAATGATTCATCGGCATTCGTGGCAACATCACACATCACAGAATCTGACCCAACCAACGCGTACCTAACAGCACAGGCGGACGTGGCTGGTGGAAATGCGAGACTGTTGGGAACTGGAGGCAGTGTTGTCAACTCCGTTTCCACATACAGGATAGCACTGGGAGACAACACCTCAGCGGGCACCACAGGTAATGTGGTCACATCGATAAACACGGACGTGGATTCCGCTTCAGAGGTTGTGGACAGTTGGGCACACGCTACCTACAGGGGTGCCAAGTACTACATATCAGTCAACAACGCATCAAAAACAGAAGTTTCAAACATGGAGGCGCTGGTGGTACACGACGGCACAACTGCGTTCATCACCACATACGGACTGGTCAACACAGGTGCCAATGACTTACTATCTCTGACAGCGGCCATAAACGGTAGCAACGTGGAGTTGAGTGCGGCAGGCAATGAACCAAACCTAAGGGTGACCATGTACAAGATATTACTGGCGGATGACGAGTCAGCGTCAACGGGAGACAACGTCAACGTCATAGAGGCCACGACGGTCAGTTCCGCGGCCACGACCATAGACAGTTTCGCCACAACCGCATACACAGGAGCGTTCTACGTGTTCACTGGACACAACGCCACGGAAGGTGCGTCTAGCATATCAGAGGTCATGGTGGTCGCAAATGACGAGGCCTACATCACAACGGGACCAATGGTGAGCTCAAAAGGCACGGACCAACTGACATTCTCCGCATCACTGTCGGGACAGACGGTGACGGTACAGGCGGCGTCCACATCAGGTGCCAGCACAACCGTTAACGGATACAGGGTCCACATGCTAAGGGGATCGGCGGGTGCCTCGACCGCGGACACTGTGTTGGTATCAACGGAACAGACTATTTCGGGTGCCAAGACATTCAGCAGTCCTATCGCATTGACTGTGGGAAGCGATCCCGCTACCGTGGCCAACAACGCACACATATACGCCAAGGACGAGGCATCCAGTGCTGAAGTGTTCGTTAGGGACGAAGCGGGTAACGTGACCAAGATATCTCCACACAACGAAGCAGGTGAATGGGAATACTATTCACGTAATACCAAAACCGGAAAGACCGTGAGGATCAATATGGAAGAGATGATCAGAGATATTGAAAAACTTACAGGTAAATCCTACATCAAAAACAGTTAGACAATTAAATCCAAGATAGTCTGTAACTTACCCTTTATGGATTTGTTGTTCAGGGTGTTCTTCAATCCCATGTGTAGGTTCTTGGGCCAGCATTCAAACGCTGTCCAGCAGTAGCCGGAATGTTCTTGATTGAGTTTCGGAATAAATTCTGATTCGATGGCAATCAGATAAGTGTGGAAGAAAAACTTCTGATCATTAGATGTGAACATCTCCAACGGGATAACTTTCTTGAATTTAGGTGTGTAACCCACTTCCTCTTGGATCTCACGTTTTAGTCCTTCAAAGGCACTTTCTGTGAATTTACTCTTACCGCCCACTAATCCCCAAAGACCCTGTGTCTTCTTATCCGTCCTCTGCAGGAACAGGAATCTTTTTGTGCCGGTGGCGTAGAACAGTGCACCTGAACAGACTATGTTTTCTTTCATGCCTTATTATAACAGTTCTTGATTCGGTTATCAAGGAGTAGTTGCATCATTGGCATCTGCGTCTGGCGTTTGACTGTAACCGCCATCAAGCACAATGCTCCAATTACCTTGTGTGTACACGCCTTCGTATGACTTGACCCACTCCGAACCATTGAACCTGTATTGGATCCCCGTGTTAAGATTGGTCACGTAGTGCTGTGTCGAATCCGGGTTTGACGCATCAAAGGCTATGTTCCATTTTGAAGTAGTGCTGTTGTATTCTATTATGTCACCTACCCTAGCAACCAGACTTCCCCATTTAGCACTTTGGAAACTTGCAGTGCTGTCTCCAACGTCATTCACTACTAGGTACCTATCACCATTCGCCGGAGTGCCTGGGTCAAATGTCTCAGGATTTATAATTTTTTTCACAGCAGTCAATGTATTACTTGGAATTGTATCCGAGTCTATTGTGTAAAGTAAGATGGTATCATCCAGGGTAGTTGTTGCTATTGTGCCAACAATTTGATTGCCATTGGGTTGTATCAATCTGATCTGTGATGTGCCATTAGTGACTTTGCCATACTGATCTAATAACACTTTCCAATTCACTGCAGGTCCGAAAGTTTCAAACGGATCAGCAAGTCCTGGGTCATTAGCACCGGTGTGGAATCCGTCACCGCCTGTTTTTGCATTTACGCCTGTTGTGCCTAACAATCTCAATTGATTTCCTGTCACTAGCAACCCAAAATTGTTTGGTGTTATGTAACTTCGTGATGCTAACTCTCCGTCGATCAATCCTTTGGCTATGCCTCCATCATCATCGTAAATGCTCATTATGATCTTCTGTACCACGCCTAATTTTTTTACTTTTACAGGCGGCGATAACCATATAGGCATACTGAAAGTAAGTGTTGCTATATCAATTTCTGAATCTGCCCCAACAGGTATAGTCCTGCTACTGAAAGTGACCCCTGTCAATTCAACGTAACTTAAACTTGTCCAATCGATGTAGTTGTCAGTTTTCTGTATTTCGAAGTCAGGATTGAAAAGGTACAGTATCTGTTCCATGATTTGGAGTTTTTGATCTGTGTTTGACGAATAAATGTCTGCCGAGACCTCTAATCTAAACGGAGACGGCATCACTTTCTCGACTGTGTACCCGGCACCCATTTGGTTTGTGTAATTTCCGTCTGAATCAATATCTCTTTCTCTTAGATGTTGTTTTTCTATGTGATAAGGATTCTGCATTCTTTCCCTATCATAGTTTAATTCTCTGACGTAACACGCAATCTTAGGTGCATAGTTCAATGCGTTCTCACTATTGTTCCTAATTATATTTGCAACTTGTCTTGTCGGGTCTCCATAAACCACAGGCACTGCTCTCAGATTGACAGATCCGTCTGATCCTTTTCCTGTTTCAACGGAAAAATTACTCAATATTCTGATGAATTGAGTAAGGAATTTCCTGACTTGCCCTTCGTAAAAGTGTAACATTTTTAATTGTCAGCCTTTGGTTTGAGAGCATCCGTTAATGATTGTCTTTGTTTCACCGTCAACCCATTAATGGTGGATTCTGTAGTGTTATTGACAAAACCTGTTTTGTAGTTCGCCCTCGAGTCATTGTTTGTAGTAGTTATTCTAACGGAATCTTCTATCTTTACCCATCTATTTCCATCATATCTAAACAATCTGTTGGGAAGATAATCTGTACGTAAAAAATAATCACCTTTGTCCACCCCAGACGTAGGAAATGATATTCCAAATCCTGCAGGATTTCCGTTTGGTGCAACACCGTCGCCGTCCAGATAGAATCCATAATGCGAACTTGCTGGTGTGTCTATCACGGCATTCACTGTTTGATCACTGCTCGCTCTATCCTCTTCTGTGTTTACATTATCAGTCCTGATGTTCCCTCTTTCGTCAATAGGAGCAACATAGTACTGCTTGTAGTTGAATCCTGCCTTGGGTGCATCCTCCTCTGCCTGCGCGACAATCTGATCATTGATTGTTTTTTCTCTATTGTATGCACTCATATAGCTCGCAACAGATCCGGTCGTTGTTGCATCACCAATGATGTCTTTGAACTCTTGTGAATCCACTAGTGTTTTTAATTTCAATCTAAGT